CTCCGAATTTAGCAAGATGAAACATCTGCTTAGATTGAGTCTGTGCTTGTGCTCTAATCGTTTCATTTATTTTAGCATACTGTTTCTGTACAGCAGTTAATTCTTGCAATTTAGCTTGAAACTCAGCAGTACCAGTTACGGTACTGTTGAGTTCTGCTTTTAATCTCTTAATATCATTTTTTAAATCATTGATAGATTTACCAGAGTTCTTGGTATCTATCTTAATTATTCTAACTATTTCTTCCACAGCTAATAACTAATTTGTCCGTTTACGTAATTGTTAGTGTCTTGTACTTTGATAAATTCACATCTAGTAGTACCAAAATCATTCACATCATAACTATCCACTTTATTTAAAATCCAGATAGCATTATTGAATCAATAGAACTTCCTCAAGTAATCTTGATTCATCTTATCAAACTTCACATAACAAGTAACTTTCTTGGTATCTATGTTGAATTGATCATTATAGAACATCTTCCAGAATCTATCATAGATGGTCTTTTCTGGAGAATAGTTTATGTTACCGCAGTAAACCTCTTTTGGCATTCCAAAATCTAAACTCTCAGAAACATTCTTATAATCATCTATTATTAAATTTAAATATTGTGGAAGGGTGTTACGTCTATAAGCTATTCTATTTCCACTAACATCATATTCACTTACAGTATAGATGAAGCAAGGTTCTTTGTCATTCAAAGTATTCATTATCCCTAAATCATCAGTAATGTTAAAGTAAACGTCCCTACCAGTATAATCTTTACAGTCTTTTAAGCCGTTTCACATAAGTAAGCAAGAAGATATCTCTTCTAAAGAGCGATCACCATTATCTAAAGTGAAGAAACAGCTCTTTGGGAATATATCAGCACCAGCTATTACACTCCAATCAATAGTTCTTCTTCTATCGACTATATTAGCTCCATATAAATCAATAGAAATGGTCTTATCACCATTATAAAGATCACAACTAACATTATCACACACAAAGCAAGGAACTTCAGCATTATTGGTGTTGAAATACGTTCTATAATACTTATCACTATCCAAAGCAGGAATAATCCCTTGATAGAGATTGTCTTCGTAGAAGTTAGTATTATCAGAAGTAAAGTTATATCCAGTGTAGATTCTTTTCTGTCCATAAGTTTGCGAATACTCACTATTGTATCTTTCAGCGAATCTAGTAGCTGGAGTATCTAAAGCAAGTGTATAATACTTCTTATCGAATAAGATTGGAGTAACAGTCATATCCTTATCATAATCGATCAACTTATCAATATTCACCGTCTCTCCAGTAAAGAAACTATTTCTGGTAAGGATAGTTATCTTCTTCTCAAATACATCTTTTATAAAGTAAAGTCCAAACAGCTTTGCATAATCAAGTAAATAATCAGCAGGACTACTTTCTGTCTTTAGAAGATTCCTTTTAGTGATAGTTCTATTTGAACTTACTCCATCATCGATTGAAATGGAGAACTTACCATTAGTTGTAACTACATTCACTCAGTATCTATAATCTTCAGAAGAATTTGGATTAATAATATGAGAAAGAATGTATCTTCTTGTACCAGACTGTTGAACAATCTTAATCTCTGTATGTAGAACAAGCTTAACTCTATGTGCTATAGGACATTCCGTTAATCTGATAGAGAAGGTATTGTCTTCATTATCAGCTTTGAAGTAATATCTACTGCCATCCTTATAGAATCTTCCAAATACGATAGAAGTAGCAGGAACATTGCTATTAGCGATATAAGGAGCATTATTGTATATGAATCTATGATCTTGTAACTGATAACCATTTGAATAACCTAATACAGTATTAGTATCAGCATCTTCTGCAGTTAAGTAAACAGTAATGAACTGATTTGAATTGGTTAAGTTGCTTCCAGTGGCATTATACATCTGCAACATATCATAGACATTGCTATCCAGTGTTTGAGCAAACACTTGAAAATCAAATGATAAATCCATCGTAGAAGTAATAGAACTCTCTGGAAATGTAATAATGCCAGCAGAACTAACCGATTCACTAATTCCACTAACAAGTACATTAGAACTAGCAGATGGTTTCTGAATGACTCCTTTATCACCAGCTCAGTTAGTAGATTCATTTAATATGCTAACAGAAGTAGCTTCCTCAACCTCCGTATCATAATCATTTGAAGTAAGTAGAGGTAAAGCAACAAAAGTCTTCTCCCAATAAGGATTGTTCTTATTAAAGAAAGTTGGATCTAAATCTACTTGATAACCACTATTCTCTTCTTTACAGATTGTTTCAATAAGTTTCTTCAATCTGATTGCTGGTCTCTGATAATAGCTTCTTAGATCTTTCATTTCCCACTCTGTATAATCCTTCTCAAGATTAGCCAATGAGAATCCATCAATCGTTGAATACGTAACTTCAACGTTATCTTCTATCTCCGTTTGCTCTTTCGGAAAGATTATATCATTATTCGTATTGATAATACAGTGAGAAGTATCAAAATCTTCATAAGTACCATTGTAAGCTGGTATAAATGCCAGATAATCAAGCAGTTGATCTCCATCAACAGTTCAATCTTTACTAAATGATTGATTTACAAGATCTTTGTTGATTCTAAAGTTAAATTCAGTATTCTCTGGAAGATAGTTACCATATTCATCTTTAATGAAATACCTTAAATCAGCTAGTGTCCTCTCAGTACCATCCTCATTATACTTCAATCCATAGAAGAAATCTCCTAAACCGCCATAAAGAGTAATGTTATAAGTTATATCACCATTCTGAATAGATATGTCATTTAGTTGCATATAGCCAGTTTCAACCAAATCTCCATTATTATAAATTGAGAAGTCAACCCTCTTAGAAGGATCGAAGTTCATTCCATTAAGTTCTGATCAACCAGTCCACTCTTCATAGTGTTGCATTCTATCTAACTTATAGATTTCTCCAAAGAGTTTATTGTTGTTCTTCGTTCCCTTTATACTGATTGTCTTTGAGAAACTGTTCTTAACTATTGTAGGATTGGAGAAATCCTCGGTTTGATAAGTAATCGGTAAACCGAGGGTTTCTTCACAATCTACTAACTTATTAGCTATAAATAATTTAACGTTATCTTTCATTATTTCCTAAACTTTAGATGTGATTCCTCTACATTTATTTCATAAGAAACTGGATTCTTTCCGTTATTACTATAATTCAAGTAACTGACAGAAGTATCTGTTACTATTACTGGAATTATCTCATCAGTAGCCAGTATATGCAAATAAACTAAAGGAGACTCTATCAAATGATACATCTTTTCTCCATTTACGAAGTAATCTGTATGAAGATTCCAAGTAGGAGTAATCCTATTCATATACTTTGTCTTACTGAAATCAGTTCTAGGAGCTTTCTTTCTATAATTAAATGATTCTATATCATCTCTCTTAGTAGTATTTCCTTTAACAAGTAAGGCATCCCATCCACCATAAGCATTACAGTAATAGAGAACGTATTCTCCGCATTCATTGGCTATGTAATAAGTAAGTGGATAATCTCCATTACCATATCCTCTTCTTGCACTACAATCAACATTCAAAGTGGAACCTACTGAGAATGAAGACGCTTTCAACATTAAAGTAGAACCACTGTTTGCTGCCACTGGAGAATATCTTTCATTACCAACAGCAAGATTGTCAGTACCTAATGATAATCAGCTAATTGGAATTCACTGTCTCCAATCTACTGTAGTACTTATTGGATCACTAAGAATCTGATGAGAAGGAATCTCTTTATATGCTCAAGAATTATAGAAACTAAAGTTAGTTTCCGTTCCAGTATTCGTAACAAACTTAAATTGTTTATAGTAATCTGGCATTTCTTGAACTCCAGCAGTAAACGTTATCCCATTACCAAGATAGTTTTCACAAACATCATTTAAGATGACAGATGTAGCTCTAGTAGTAGGTTCTGGATAAGCCTTAGCAGCATATAGAATCGTATTTCCACTATTTATATGATATTCAACAAATGCAGAATTAGAAGGAGCTTCTACAGCCACTCCAACTTCTTTTCAGATTGGTCCACCAGCAATTGAGAGTGATTGTCCTTGAATCAACGTAATAGTTCCAGTATAAGGTACTGTTGTTTGTACAAATCAAGTAAGAGTATAATACAACAGACTCTCACTACTATTTGCTTTTACTCTAACTGTAGCAACATTCCCATTATAAGTAATACTGTTTACTTGTGAAGATGGTGAAACAGTAACATTCCAAGCAGTTATTGTCTGATGTGAACTAACTGTAGCAGTAAACGTATCTCCAGAAGCATTAAGAGTTGATTTACTTAATGTGATAGCAGGAGTGTTTTCCTCTTCAGTAGAAGAAGTTTGAGTAACTATAGCAGTATAGTTTCTACCACTTTGTGTTCCAGTAACAGTCCAAGTTCTTGCTGAAGAACCAGTATTTGCATCAGCATAGTAAATGATAATCATTTTACCATCTCCAGCTCTAGTCACACTTGTTATATGAATTCAAGATGGAGCGTTATTTGAATACGTTCAAGCAGCTGTAGAAGTAGATTCCCAAGTAATACTCTTTGTAGTTGTATCCGTAGATGATAAAACTGTTTGAGTTGGAGAAACAGTTACTGTAACTTCAGATGAAGCAGCTTGAGTAATCGTAACTGTAACTGGTTGAGCATCAGTAGCACTAACAACAAATGATGTATTCCTTGCACTAGAAGTAGCATTAGTTGCTGCAGAATAATTGATTGTTAAAGAACCAGCTACAGTAGAAGATCTACTAACTTGAGTAAATCAAGCTGCTGTTCCAGTATAATCAACACTCCAAGAACCAGTTCCAGCAGGATTTAGAACTGTAATCGTATAAACACTACCAGATGAATTTGCTGGTATCGTAGTATCTCCAGAATACGTCAATACATTAGCACTTAACGAAACAGTAAAACTGGTATTATCAGTTAATACATTACTACCTGAATTGGAAAGGTATCCACTTTGAGAAACACTATAATAGTAAGTACTACCTTCATCAGCTGAAACTGTTAAAGAACCATTACCATTAGCAGTATATTCAGAACCTCTTCTTGTGTATCTAATTGATATAGAAGCAGTTGATGGAACTGAATTGATAGTCAAATTATATAAAGTGTAACTTCTTTCAAGTTCTATAGTTCTACTAATGTTAGTATTGACTATACCAGATCCAGATTGAGTCACATAACCAGCAGCAGAAGCAGTTCAACTATATTGAGATCCTTCATCAGCAGCAACTAAGATAGTATCTCCATAAGTGACTGTATTCTCAACTCCTTCATAAGTGTAAGTTAAAGTAATAGAACCAGTATTCGGAATCACTTGGAATGATAGAGAATACGTAACAATATCTAAAGACAACTCAATAGAAGCAGTTATATCACCACTAACAGTACCACTACCATTCTTTGTTACATAACCACTCTTTGAAACAGACCAAGAATAAGGAGTTCCTTCATCTGCTGTTACTTGAACAGAACCAGTTCCAGTAGCAGTTTGAGAAGTGCCATTATTCACATAAGTCAAAGTAATTGAAGCATCATTTGGAGTAGATGTTAAACTGATTGTATGAGTAGGAGTAGGTTCAACTTCCTCTTCAAGTTCAACAGATTCAGTAACATTCGTTCTAACAATCGTATTTGAACCAGATTGTGTAATATAACCAGTAGCATATGCTTGCCAATTAACAGTAGTATTCGGATCTACATAAACTACTATAGGAACTGTTCCAGTAAACGATCTAAGAGTTCCTTTTTGAGTATAATTGACAGTTGCTTCAGCAGTAGCTGGAAGAACATTTAAAGTAAAGCTAGGTAATATAGTTAATGAAATATGTCTAGTGGTATCTTGTGTAATCTGTTCAGAAACTCCAGTATTCGTTTCATAGTTATCAGAAGAAACATTCCAAGTAACTGTAGTACCACTATCCACATAAACAGATAAAGTATTAGCATTAACTGATTCAGAACTTGCTTCTCCATAAACAGTGTAATTAAGTGATATAGAGACGTTAGAAGGAGAATCAACAACTAAAGTGAATGTTGGTTTAGAAGTTAAAGTCAAAGATACCGTTTGATCTTCTCTAATCACTAAAGTAGAAGTGGCAGTAGCATATCCATTTAAAGAAGCAGTAGCTGTTAATTCACTACCATAATCTACAGTAACTGTAACTGATCCAGTACCAGTTTCTGTTTGTTCTACACTACCGTAAATGTAAGATACGTTAATTGTCGCATTAGATGGCGTTGAATTAATTGTAACAGTATTAGATAAAGGAGAAGGTATAAACGTTTCTGAACGATCTGAATCTGTCATTAAATAAACGTTGGAATCACTTTGATAACCAGTTCTTGAATAAGAAGCAGTAACATAAGTATTCTGATCAACATCTAAACTAGCAACATCAGTTCTAGTAACCTCTATAGAAGTTCCATTCCTAGTACCAGTTAGAGTAATTTCAAATCCAGTATCAGTAGAATCTTTAGCATAACGGAATGTCACATAAGGTACTAATTCAAAAGCAATTAAATCATCTCCATTAGCAACCCAAGTTCCACTTCTCGAAGTATATCCAACAGCAGATGCTCTCCAATTAACTGTTTCTCCAGCTACACTAGTTGTATAAATTCATTCAGAAGATTCAACACCATTAAAGTAAACTTTAATATCAGAAGCACCAGATGGAGCTATTTGAAGTGTATAAGTAGTGGGAGTGTACTGACCTCAAGTAACTTCATCCTCGTCAATATTATCAACATCACACATAGCTCCAGTAGGAGTAATGCTATTAGTGTATCTGTTTTGGAAAGCATCATATATATAACAATCTTGAAGATTGATTGTCATAGGTTCTGTAGAGTAAGTGAATGTTAACTCTGCATCCCTAGTATAGTCATAAGGACTACTGCTGACAATGTACATATTCTCTCCATCTGGAATAGCTTCGTAAATAAACAAATTCTTTAGAGTTACGATATCTCCAACTGTAGGAGGAGTAGTTCCCATTCCATTACTTGAGAACGATATTGTTAGGTTATTAGCACCACTTGATGAAAAATTAATAATCATTTTATAATTCAGTTAAAATTAAATCTAATCTATTCTCAACATCTTTTGTAACACCTTGATTAAGTATCGATAGATCAAGGTTTTGTAAGGTATCTCCAAGTATGTTCTTTGGAGGAATACCTTCATTAGCTATCTTTCTTGATATTAAAAACGTAAGTTGTTCAGTAGTAGGAAGTTTGCCATTATACGTATAAGGAATCACTGGTTTAATCTGAATCCATCTTCTAATGGCATCTATATTCGGAAAAGATCCTGGTTCTCTACCATACTCAACATACTTTCAATAATCTTCTAAGGAAAGATAAAGTTCATAGATTCCATCCTCTGTCTTAACGAAACAAGAAAGGGAATTACCCAATCTACCACTAGCATTGATATTTTGTTCAGCAAGTTTTCTTCTATAAGTATCAATTACCTCATTCCCATAAGCATTAAGAATGTTAGTAAGGATAGAATTAAGTGTTAATGCGTCTTCTTTCATTCGTTTATTTGATTCTTTTCTTCTTGTGCTTTGTCTTTACAATAACATACTACATTTAAGTAAACTAAAGCAGGAAGCCGATAAACGTCCCATCAAGTAGTTCTAGTAGTTTCAGCAACAGTGTTTACCCAATCAATTCATCCTCATCTTTGATTAAACGAATTGCTTTCCTCGTCTCCACCATCCTCTTTAGAAGAGCTACCCTCTTTGGCATCTCCTTCGTTTTTCTTAGCATCTTTCTCATCTCTCTTTCTGAAGAGTATAGGGTATTGAGAGTTAATCTGTTTAACAAGTGAAGAAAAAAAAACATTACATCAGAATAAACATTCATAGTTAAGTTTTCTCATAAGAAGTCAGCATTCTTTGATTCTCCATATTGCTCTCCATCTTTAATAAAGATACAATCAAGAATATTCTTTCAATCTTGTCTTTTCAGAAGTTCTTGAAAATCAATATATTGTGCAGTAGTAACCTTTTGTAAATCAAGAACTGGTCTAAACTTTTGATCTTTAACTAAATAGACAGATTTAGCTGGCTTCTCAGTATATTTCTTCTCAAGGAAGGATAGTTCATTTATATAGTAAGCTACTTTACTTACTGGAATGTCTCCCATCTCCACTCCTCAAATTGTCTTTATGAGTTGTTCTTGTGCTTCTAATGGATCTTCCGTATTAGCAAGTATATCAACAATCTCATAGTATTGTTTAATCGTTATATCATCTCACTTCATTATATAATAGATATTTTATAGTTCCCTCTGTTGGTAAAGATAGAATCTCAACAAATAGCAGTAGCCATAACAGTATCATCTTTATAACCAGAAGGAGCATTATAAGTTATTTTACCAGAACGAGTTGTTTCAGCAGAATACATTCTCAGTTCCTTTAATAGTTCATTATCTCTAACTAATTGAATATCACCATTTTCTAAAGCAACTCCCAATTTATCAATTATCTTGTTCTTAGTAGTATTAGATGTATTGAACTTTATGATACGTTGTTTAGTCTTCTTCTGCAACATATCAAAGTAAACATTACCGATAGAATTGGATTCCACTGTAATCTTTATTGGATTGTACTGATTGATTAGATTGGCAATAACGTTTACTTGCTCTGTGGGAGTCTTATCATTAAAGTATTTGATAAAGACCATATGTCCAGTATGCGTAATACAACAAACGGCTGTATTATCTTGTCCATTACCAGATCCTCAGTCAATTCCAAAATATAGATTTTCTGTAAGATCAGCTGGTTCACTTTCAATACAACCTTCAATATTCGTAAACAGAGAACCATCATCATTTAAGAATTGACCTAATATCTCAGTAGTGAACTTCTTTCTTGAATAGGTTCTCTTATAAAATTCAATTTGTTCTTCACTAATCAATTCAGAACGATCATATAAAGATCAGTCAAAGCTTCTCTTCTTATCAGAATCTGGTTCCGAATAAGTAGTATAAAAGTATCCATCCGAAGTAAGTGGAGTGGAACAGATTAGGATGCTTGCTTTATGTACTGTAGTTGTTGGTAAAAGGATGTCTATTACATCTTGTGGAATAAAAGCACATTCATCTAATACAAGTATTCCAGAAACTGTATATCCTCTAAGTGCATCTTTTTGTTCTGCAGACTTAAAGAGTATTTCAGATTTGTTCTTAAACCTTATATGAAGTAAAGACTCATTTGCTTTCTCTATTATTCCAGAAGCATCTAATAACTTGACAAACTCATTAAACATCTTTCTAGATTGAGCTAGTGTTGGTTCAACTACTATAGAAGTAGTTTTAGGTAAAGAGCAAGCTTTCAGTAGTTCAGCTAGACAGAGAAAGGATTTACCACTCTGTCTAGGACTGAGAACTACTGCAATCTTTCCTTTGATGTCAAATCAATCATAAACTTCCTTTTGCCATTCATAGAGTTTAGGAAATACTATCTTCATTACTGTTTAAATGTTATCTCAAACGTATCATCTGTTTTATCAGCTTTAACAGTAACTTCTTTATCTTTCTCTTTAGTTAATCCAAGAGCATCTAACATTTGTTTAAGTACAGAGATAGCTGACTTAATATCTTCTCCTTCAAGAGCTTTCTCCCAAAGAAGTTCATAACGATTCATAATGACTGCTCTTATGTGATTATTGAAATTATCTTGGTAATTAGTTAACTGTTCAAAAGCATCTTTGAAATCTTTACTTATTGTACCATCACAGACACCTCATTTCCTTCTGAGATCTTCTTCAATCTGCAATCTACTTTTTCCTTTTGACAGTTCTTTTAGGATGTACTGTTTTCTTATCATCTTGTCCATCGAGCTTCCTTTCGGTCTCACTTTGACTGGACGTCCTCTCTTCGCCATTAGTGTTTTCCTCCTTTAACGATTCTTTGTATTTGTAATAGAAAACTGATAGTCTTTTAAGTAAGTTAAGTACACATTTACTGCAACTTCAGTTTGCTTTATAATCTTTTCCTATACAACGAGAATAAATAGTTCTCATTCTTTCTATATCTGTAGTACTAAGTGCTGCACAGTAATTAGCTTGTGTAGCGGTGTAGAAATAATAATCAAATGCTTGTAAGTAAGCAAAGTCTTCTTCAGTAAGGTTCATTTTAAAATATAATTAGTTAATAAGTAGTTTTTGTATCTTATTTAAAAGCCATATAAAGCCATCTTTAGCAATAATTAGTATCGTAGCTATCACTGGAGTCATAAACGCAAGGAAAGCCACATAACATAGCATTAATCAAGAAAAAGTTCCAGTAATAAGAAGATAAAGGATTCCTCCTCATCAAGTGGAACATAAAGAACAACCGATTAAAGGAATCCTTCATCCGTTATATGGAATCTTTGGGAATAGTCTTTTTCAGACAAATTCAGATAAAGAGTAGATTCCACCAGATAAATCAATGCAAAAGACAATTATAATAGTAATGTAAAGTAAGGTTAAGAAGTGCATAATTTCTTTCTTATTTGATTTATGTATTTACCAGCTGTAGTGTGAGAACAACCAAGTAAATTACCAACATCTCTATATGATCTAAATTCAGCATATAAACACATAACTATCTGTTCTGCTTTATTTAGTTTACTTCATCTTTCAAAGGTTTCTAATGTTTCATCATCAACATCAAGTAAATCAAGATCAAATTCATAATCTTTGAGAAGTTCTTCAACGTTAATCTTCGATCGATTCAATCTTTTCGTAGTACCTACCGTATTGTGCGTAGTAAGTTGAGGTTTTACTGAACCATTGGTTTTTAATCAACCGTACAATTCAGAACTCCATTTGATTGTTGGTGTCAAGTTCATTGAGTTTTTCATTATCGTATTCCAAGAAAGCTAGGTAACATATCTGCATACAATCATCAGTTACTTTCCATTTCTTCTGCATAAGTTCAAAGAAATCTAAGTATTTGAGTAGCAGTTGATTATTCGTTAACATCTTCTAAAGCATTTAAAGTTGTAGAGCAACCAGCAAATAAACCAGTCAAGTAATAGAGTTTAATCACTTCTGGTTTATCAGCTTTTATAAGTTCATTGATCTCTGTTTCTAGTTTACTAAGTTCTTCTCTTTTTGATTCAATAAATTCTTTAATGTTCATTTAGCTAAGTAGTTTAAGTTCATAATCTTTAATTTCAAAAGGGAGTAAAGAGAGAAGATAATCATCTTCCACTGTAGTATTATCAGAAGTTACTATTACTCTATCTCCCAATTCTGTTTCTTCAATTCAGATATCGAAGTTAATCATAGTCAAATCATTTAAAGGAGTTAAGATTAAGTTCCACTTTATCGGATCATTGTCATTCACCACCAAAATCAGTAGTCTGTCTAGCATACATTGGAGTAACCTTCAAATAAGTAGAAGCAGGATCAGTAGTAACACATCATCTATCATTAAATAATATTATAAGTATTCCTTTATTTGAAATTAACTCTTTGAATTTATCTAAATTGACTATAGTAGTTGGATATTGATTGGAATCAAATCTCCTTCGTTTAAGTTCTATTTCGTATCTTTTGTCTTTCCAGATGAATCAACCATCCATTCTGGAGAATTGATCTTCATATCAGTAGAGTTGAATTCCTCACTTATCTAAGAAGATCTGTTCAATTTGTTGTTTAGAAATTGTATCAGTCATAGGCTATTAGTTTTACAAGACAAATATAACAAATACTTATGACTTTTCAAAATATTTTAATAAGTTTTTTAAAATATTTATTAATCAAAGGTTCACATTACTATTAGATCTTTTATTATATATTTTTTATTGATACGGGATATTCGGTACTACCTAAGCAGGATATTTGGTACTTCAAGAAAAAATACTATATTTGCGACTAACATCATCAGTCTTCATCTTAAGTATCTAAAAGTCAGTGCAGGATAGTCGAGGGTTCGAGTCCCTTCCGCACCGCAGAATAACTGAAAAGGTACTTTGGAGTAGATCTAAGGTACCTTTTCTTATTAGAAATGGTTCTTAGTTGCGACTGATTTGAAATGGAATGAAAACTAGTCTCAATTATTATTGTTATGAGAACCACATTCAACATTGGTTTCGTTTGCAGACCATCAAAAGCAAACAAGTTAGGATTAGCTCCAGTAGAGCTAACAATCATCATTAATGGCTCTAGAGCTTACTTAACGTTACAAAGAAAAGAGAATCCAAGTAAGTTCAAGAAGTTGATTGCACAATCTAAACAGAATGATCTTAAGACTTATCTGAATCTGGTAGTTGATAAGATCAATGAAGCACAATTAGAACTACTGAGAAAGGGAATTCCAGTAACAGTAGAGGGATTGAGAGAATTCATTAAGAATGGTTGTACATCTTCTTATAAGGTAAGTAATCTCTTCTCTGATTACTTGATTCTATTAAGGAATAGAATAGGTGTAGATCTCACATATCCAGTTTACAGAAAGTATGAGATAGTTAGAGATTTGTTCTTATCCTTTACTGGAAATGTTGAATTATCATCTATCACTCCCTCTATCATTACTTCATTCTACATTCATCTAAACAAGCAATATCTTCCCACTACATCAGCAGGAATGATGACTAAGTTGAAGACAGTTATGCTTTACGCATTCAACAATGCTTTAATTAGACACAATCCTTTTTCGACTACTAAGATCGTTAAGAGAGTCAAAGAAGTTGAATTCTTAACAGAGAAAGAAATTCAAGTAATCAAGAAAAAGAACTTAATCTCTAGATTAGATAAAGTGAGGGATCTATTTCTGTTTCAATGCTTTACTGGATTAAGTTATGTAGATATGTCTTTATTAACTAAAGATGATTTCAAAGTAAACGAATACAATCAAATCTTCATTCATAAAGAAAGAGTAAAGACTGGAGTTTCATTCACTACTGTATTACTGGAAGATGCTGTTAGAATAATCAAGAAATACGATTATCAACTTCCAGTAATAAGTAATCAAAAGTACAATGGCTATCTAAAAGAGATTCAAGATATCTGTTGTATCAAGAAATCCCTTCATTCGCACATAGGAAGACACACAGCAGCCACTTATCTACTGAATAAGGGAATACCCTTAGAGACAGTTTCAAAGATCTTAGGACACAGTAATATCAAGCAAACACAACATTATGCTAAATTGGTTGATAAGTCTGTCTTTGCTGCAATAAATAAAATTTCATAACTTTGCATATTCCCATTGAGGTTTATTTCCTTTTTGGGTCTATACAAATTCTACAGTACAGCTCCGTTGTGATAATGCAGCTGTACTTTTCTTTATAGGAATCGAACCTATTATGTAAGTAATTGATTTAGAATAAGTTAAATAATAGAGGTAAGAGACTTGTCGCTGATAAGTCTCTTTTTTCTTGGACATCCACCAAGACACCATCTTTCAAAAGCTTTTGGATTATCAGCTTTATCGATGTAAGAGAAATAAAAACTCTTAATCGTAACTGATTGATAATCAATCAGCTCCATCTTCATTTCAGATATTGATTTTGAACAGTCATTCATAATTAATTGATTATCAATAACATAACCACTATTGTTTTTCCTAATAAAACCCTCTCTCAAACCCTCTCCAAGTAGCTTAAAAAAGGTACTCCTACCTATTTTTAATTGCTTAATAAGCTCATTATTACTCAAACCAATTCAATTTCCTTCTCCAAATCTGAATTCCGCTAATCTTAAAATGAAAGCAATCATCTTCGGATCCAACTTGAATATATCATTACTAATCCACATAAAATCCCTATTCTGGTTAACTACTTGATAGCTAACCAGATTTCTTCCCTTAGTATGATGTGAAGTTTTCTTTACTAGACCTTTCTTTACTAAAAGACTAGTGATCTTACTGATAGTATCTAAATCTTTAATTCCAGTCTTCTGAGATATCTTCTCTCTTGTTATATGACTTTCTCCTTTTCAGTTTGAATAGCAGCTTAAAGTGGCATACACTAAATACTCTCTATTACTTAAACCATTATGCTTCTTAACCTTAAATGAATTTTTCATTGAACTTACTATTAGATTTTTTATATTATATCTTTTATTGATACTGGATTTTCAGTACCACTGATACCTGATTTTCGGTACTCACTAATTTAAAAAGATAGGTGGAGTCTCCTCCACCAATCTTAAATTGAATATATGGCAAATATTCTTTTCGATGAAACAAATATAACAATTATTTTGAATAATTCAAAATTATTCAATAAAAAAAGAGTCTATTATATAGACTCTTTTCCAATATGTATCTTTCCACATTCTTTACATACATAAGCTACATATCCACACTTCTTGAAATGTACGTTTATGTAATCTAATGCTTCTTCTTCATCTTTAAATGCTCTTTTAACCTTTCACTTACCATTCTTCTTGGTTCAGTGACATCTGTAGTGAGTATGTTTGTTGCAATCAGATCTACTTCTCGAAATCATAGTCATTCAATCTATTCATTCAACCTCTTAAGAATACTCTTTGAGAAGGATTTCTCCTAACTATCTCATAAAAGAAATCTCTTCTTGCGTCTCATATCTTCTTAAATAAATCTTCTTGATTAGCCTCATTTAAGGCTCTTAAAGTGATTGGACCTATAATTCCATCAACTCTTACTTCAAGGAGCTTCTGTAGCCGTTTAATTGCTGTTATTGGACCACTTCCTCAAGCTCAATCAACTAATATATTAGCTATCGATTGATTGACTATTCTATCTCCTTTCATCTTGTCCCAATAACCAATTTTAAAGATTAAATCTCATTGTCCATCAGTAATCCTTCTTAAATCCTCTACTGTCTTATCTAAACCAAAATACTTTCTAAAGACAGCAATAGTGATTCCCTTATTAGTAGCTCCCCCTTTATCTAATGGATGATTTGAGAATCCTCCTTCTCATTTAAGAATCTTCGGTTTTAGTTTCCTGTAATCCGCCATATCCCATTTCAGTTAATATAGAATCAAATGGTCTATTATCAAACAGATCTCCATCTTCCTTATGAGATTCTATGTAACGTTGTCCCATTCCCTTACAAGGTTTTCTCAATGGACAAGTTCCATTAGCACAGAATCCCACACTACACAAGATTAAATCATTATTTAAGTCATTTATCTCTTTATGTAATTGCTCTATTGTTTCTACATCAGAAGAATGAAATCCTCTCATAGTTTCCACTTCAGAAGATACCACTTCAAGAGCTCTCTGTAATGTTTCTACTGCTATTGATTCAGAAGTATTCTCCGCTTGACTTGCTTGAGCTTCTGCCAATCTTTTATTGGCTCTCCAGTTAACGAATATTGCTATTCCACCACCAGAGATAAATCCAATAATAGTAGTAATTATTGTTGTCCAATCCATTATTCATACTCCTCCACACATAATCCGTTTAGTGGAAGTTCAAATGTGATTGTCAAATAAACTCCTGCACAAACATCTTTGAATCTCTGATAGAATACTCTAAACAATCCCGGTCTCAGTAAAGCTGCTTCTGGATACTCTTTATCGAAAGTATTGATTATGTTATTTAATACCGTAATACCTTCTGAATGAATCATATTCTGATTCTCTTGTGTTTCATCCCATCTGCTTATAAAGAACAAATTCAAAGAATACTCTATTGTATCTTCATTTAATCTAAACTCATTTGGTGTTATGTAGAACACATTATAATCTATATCTGGCAAGCTATTCAGTTCGTAGAGATCTTTACTACCAGCAAAGTTCACATTAGCTTGCCTTAAAGCAATTTTCTTTAAGTTAGAAAGTAATTCATAGTAAGTCATAATCTAATGTTTTTTACTTGGTCAATTCAATCCTCTCCAACACTCAAAGCAAGGAAAGATTACCTTTCCTCTATATCCTCCTAACCAAATAGGACTATTCGTAGAACTGTATAGTTGAGGATAAACATCTACTGGTCAATCAAATGAACGTAATTCTTCAAATTCTAATCTATTACCAATCAAGTAATCCTGTAATCTCTCTTTAAAGAAGTTAGCTTTGTGATCGTAATAACTCTTTAAACTGTTTATATTCTTACTCTCAGAATGACTTAACTTTTCATCATCTGTCTGTCCTACACCGAAGTTTCCTATCTTATAACTTACTGGAACTATTATTTCTTTAAGGACAAAGAAACTTAAGAATGGTTGTATATAATCATCTAATAGCTCTTTATACTTCTCATTCTCTGCATTATCTATTGTCTTATCAAACACCTTTCTCTGCAAAGATCTAAGTAATTCAGTACCAATGGTTTGCTGTAAATCAATAGATTGTGCTAACTTTATTGCTGTCTGTATATAGTTTCCACTAACGTTAAGATCCAGAACAGTTTCCGATTTCAAATAGTTCTCGGATATTAATAATACATTCTTGTAATTATCCATTTTAGTTGATTTTAATTGTTAATTGAGTCATCTTCCCATTTGATAATGAATGGACTGATAATCAATGAATTAGCACCAATAATAGTATTAAATGCACTCTCTATTTCTTTCTGAATTGGAGAAATAACAGTCTTATTATATAACTTGAAAGCAGCTTCAAACTCTACTGCTGAGAATCCATTGTTCTCTGGATTTAATCCGAATAAGCAAGGATTTGCTCTAAAAGCAATAAAGATTTGCTCTCTAGACCTCTTAGAAAGAGTTTCATATTTCTTATCGAAATCATCACCATCTAATCTCTCTACAGTTACTCTATTGTCTTCTGAATCATTATAAGCGATTAAGATTCTTCCTGCATTCTGGAAACCACCAAACTTCTCATTTATTTGTCTTTCTATCTCTTCTTGCTGTTCTTCGTTTGGTTGCCCATTATTGAAAGAAATCACCACATTAGACATAAAGCCATTATTGATGTTGTTTAGATGAAATTCATTGATACATTTCTCTATTTCACAAGGAATGACAGCAGCACCATATAAAGGAATAGGATACACACTTCTTGTAACATTCCCTTTACTGTAATATATGCTTCTAGGAGCAGGATGCTCTGGATCAAACTTTGGTATTTCAATATACTTTGCTCCCCAACTATTCCAATCATTTGAATAGTAGAACTCAGTATTCTTATCATTTGATCTCAATTTCATAAAATCAATATGATTCAATCACTTTACTCTACCATCTAAACTTCTAATGATTTCAATTGCAAATCCACCGAATATCAGTTTATCTATTAAGAGTTTCCTCAACAGAGTATTGATTGTATCTCCACTCTCATTCACTACACCAGAAGGAAAGTAAGTACACTGTGCATCATCTCCACAAGCAAAATCAACAGTACCGTTGATGATAGATTGTAGAGTGGCTACACTATTATATAAATCCCAAAGATAGTTGGGATAAGTATTTGTCTTTCCTCAATAGATCGGTTTCTTTGTCCTTACTTTAATTTCATCTGGTGAAGGAATATTGTTCACTACTATAGGATCTATCGCACTTAATTGAACTGTCTTATTCTCCATATGCTATATAACTATTTGATTTATTGTATGTTAGCTTACTTTCTTTCATTCCTATTCTAAGTAATCCAGTAGCTACTATCTTCGTTGGATATCCAATTAACAAACTGTTAAAGATGTTGTTTACGTCTATCTCTATATCTACTTGCTCTGGATTCTCTATTAGAAGATATTGATATTCAGCTTCTTTTGGATCCTCCAGTTCTATTTGAAACTTATAGTATAATCCATCTGGATTCAAATCTTCCAGAATGTATTTATCAGTTTCTTTCGTTGTTGTGTTTTGTAATAAGAATGTATAATTCATAAAAATTCTATGTAAAATTGAGTTAAACTTCTTTAGATTAAAATATAATTGCCATCTAATTAGTAAGAAAAAGGGACTCCTAATAGGGAGTCCCTTAATCAGTTAAATCTTAGCTAAAATGGCATTCAACTTTGCATCTACTTCAGCTTTAGTGTAGTGATCTCTTTCACTGTTAGTAGTAATTACTCCAGCTTCTCTATAAACGTAAAACGTTTGTGGCTCTGTAGTATTTTTAAGAATTATCATTTTCTTTCTCGCTTTCTAGTTCCTTTAGCCAATTGTAAGTGGCATCTTCTTCTGCAGTAATCTCTCTGTAAACAGAAGTATCAGTAGTTAAAGGACAATTTGCTATTTTGGAGCTACTGTAGTTTTTGATATCTTCTGTGTCTTTATATGTTGTTATATAGTGATCATCATCAGCGATAATCTCTATAAAGTATTTTTTAGTATTGATTTTCATAGTCTAAATGTTTTAAGCCGTCATAATAGTCCATCTCTTTGCAGTAGCAATAGCAATTTCCTCTTCACTTAAGAGAGCATAAGATGTTGCATTAAGATATAACTGAGCATCAGTTACAGTAGTATCATCTGGAGCTGCTAAACCGTTGATCACATTCATAATGGATTCTTTAGTTAATGCAGTGAGTTTAGTTAGGATGAGTCGATGATCAACACCTCCGCTTCCAACAAACGCTTTACCAAGATTAGTGAAACCACCAAGAGTTGTTAAGCTATTATATTTTTGATTGCGAGAAGCACCAAACGGATTCGCTTTAGCTACAGAAGTACAATCCATCGCTCCAATAGAAGTATAGCTAAAGGAAGCATTTGAGTTATTTGAGCCAAACATACTGGTAATATCAAAAGCATTTGGGCTATTGAATGCAGGAAGGCTAGTTATTCCAGTACAATCATAGAACATATAATCCATACCCTCAACGTTACTATAATCAAATTGAGGAATTGCAGTAAGGTTGACACAACTCTGAAACATACTTGTCATCGTAGTTGCTTTACTTGTATTATACGCAGGAACTGTTGACAATAGAGCACAACCCTTAAACATATCTCTGAAGTCAGTTACATTTGCTGTATTGAAAGTTGGTGCAGTCTGTAAAGTTGAACAGTTTTGGAACATTTGCATACAATTCTGAAGTGAATCAGTATTAGTCAACGTTACATTTTTAAGATTCTTACAACCATAGAACATTTGATAAGCTGATCCAACGTCACCACCGCCAGAAGCATTCGCTAAATCAACCGATGCTCTTCTCAAACTAATGCATCCACCAAATAAAGAATAGGAGGTAGCCTCTGAGGAAGGATTTATAGTTCTAAACTGTAGATCTGGTGCATACACTAAATTAACACAACCTTGGAAGAATCCAACACTACTATTTATAGTTTCTGTTATATCAACCTTCGGAGCATATACCATAGCTGGTTTATAACTCCAATACGTTGAATCATCTTCTGGAGTATAATTCTCTAAAAGATTAGCAGTAATAGCAACATCACTATTTATACCAACACTCGCTACATCTTCGCAGGTCCAACCCATTGATTCCCAATCAACGCATCCACCACCAGAAGAAGGAACGTTAACAGTTATTGAAACACCATCAAAGTAATCAAACTGTTCTCCTTGATAATCAGAAGGAGTATAAGTATATGTTCCATTCTCTGTGATGGTTTCCTCTACATAACCAGTATGAGGATCATCTCCACCTCCACATTCAGCTTGTCCTTGAGCATAACCAGCATCATATCCTGCTGTATAACCTTCATCAGTACCTTCAACACCAAGAATAGTTACACCAGATAAGATATTCTCTGGCTGTATGTTAGCATCAATTGAAGCAGTTACACCAGCAATAGTAACTTGCGAAAGAGCATCATAACCTTGATCTGGAGTTATAATCTGTTGAGCAGTAGAAGGATCAGCTGTCTTTGCTTGTAAAGTGGTTACAGAAGTAGGAACATTAACGGTTATGCTTGCCGATCCATAGAAGTCAGCATCACTTTGCGTAGGATCAAATTCATAAGTTCCATTAGCAGTAATAGTTTCCTTTAAGTCAATAGATGATGGTTCTGGAACAGCAACTGTTATGGAAGCACTATCAAATCCATCATACTGACTACCTTGATAATCAGAAGGATCGAAATTATATGTTCCGTTTTCAGTAATAGTTTCTTGTAAAGCGGCTGTTTCAAATGTAGGGCATTCTGATTGTCCTTGAGCATAACCTTCATCCCAACCTGCTTGATAACCAGCATTTGTACCAGAAACACCAAGAATACTAACTCCTTCAATGATATTCTCCGGCTGTATATTATCATCAATTCCAGCAGTAACTGAATTGACTGTTACTTTATTTAATCCATCATAATCATCATCAGCGGTAACTTCTATTGGAATTGTATTAGGAATGACTGTCTTACTTTGAAGTCTAGGTTCAATATCAACTTCCACTTGATTCCAACCATCTTCTCTTGTAAAGACACCGTTCTCAGTAAAGGTAGTGGAAGTGAGTTTAGCTTTCTGTTCTGCAACACCAGCACTATGACCTTCATCATAGTAAGCAGAAGTATCTATGTTAGTAGTAATTTCAACACTTGATAAACCATCGTAGTTAGCATCTGGAGTAACAGCAGTAACTCCATTCTCTGTTATAGTAACAGTTTTCTCTTGAGTTGAGAAAGTAGGAATAGGGACATTAACAGATACATCTGAATAACCATCTTCTCTTGAATAATCACCATTAGCAGTTATATCAAGATGAGTAAGTTTAGCTTTCTGTTGTTCAGTACCAGCTCTATATCCTTCATTATAATATTTATCTGTATTAATATTGGTAGTAACGGATACACTAGATAAACCGTCATAATTAGCATCTGGAGTTACTGCAGTCACTCCGTTTTCTGTAACAGTAATTGATTTCTCTTGAGTGGAGAAAGTGGGAATAGGAACATTCACATTAACTGAATTGTAACCATCTTCTCTATCATACTGTCCATTAGCAGTAACTTCTAAAGAAGTAAGTTTTGCTTTTTGTTCCTCAATACCATCTTCTTTCCCTTCATTATATAAAGCTTCATCACTAACTTCTACAGTGACTTTGCTATAACCGTCATAACCTTCCTCTGGAGTATAGACACCATTCTCAGTAGCAGTCAATTCAGTGAGAGTTGCTGAATTACCTTCGGTGTTCTGTCCAGCTCTTGTAGTAGTGTTAAGAGCGGTTTTTGGAGTTGTAAATTTAATTGCCATATTAACTTTATATTAAAAAAGCCGAGCAGAGCAAATCTGCCCATACTCGGCTCATTATTAAACATTAGTACAAATTAGCAAGCATTTGCTACGTTACCTTTCATAGCAGTAACTGCTTCTGCAGTAAGTTCATAAGGATAAGTCTTGGAATCGGTAGAAAGAGTGATTAAGTAAGCATTCTGATCACCTTTTGCAGTACCAGTGTTACCAGAACCAGCAGATGCACTTACATAATCATCTAAACCAAGATACCAGTATTTACCATTGGAATCCTCAACAACTGCCACCACTTGACCAATAGACATAGCTGCGATTTCGAGTCTCTTAGCAGTTTCCATCTTGGTAAAGACAAGAGAAAGCTCATTTGCAACATAGTTGGTTCCAGTAGTTTCATCTACATTAAGAGTGGAAGTTAAACTTCCAGTCTCTTTTCTAAACTGATATTCGTACCATTTTGCATCAGCTTTAAGAGTGATTGCGGAAATGGCAAGATCCCTATCATCATTATCGGAAACTGGATCAACGGTAACTGCAGTTACATCAGAGTAACGAGTTAACCAAACTCTTTTGATACCACCGAGAGATGACTGGCAATCCATACAAATACCAGCAAGGGTTATACTTGAACAATTAAGATTAGGCATAGTAAAAAATTAATTAAATGTTTATAAATTAAACAGTTGCGAGAACAACCTCGTTAGGGAATGCAACCTGAACACCGAAGTTGAATTCGATATCAAGACGGAATTCTCTATTATCTTGTGAGTACCAGAACTCAAACTTCTCTTGATCATCCTGCATATCACAGCCATAGAAGAAATTCTTCTCTAACTGACCAGCAACGATGGAATTGGTTCCATTAAGTCCGTTAACAGCAATAACCTTAACAGAAGTACCAGGAATGATAACCTCATCAACTGGAGTACCAGGATTGTAGTGATATAAGTTCTTCTCAACGAGAGCCTGCACAAAGAGACGGAATTTGTCTGCACCCATAACGATAGAGGAACCTTCAAGAACCTCAACGGGAATTGCATTGTAAACAGCAAGAACTGCATTGTAAACATCAGTAGCAGTGGTAAGAGTAACAGTAACCTTGTTAACACCAGTGGCTGCATTAAGGATCTTTAAGAGACCATCAACTTTATTGAGGTTTTCATCTGCACTGTCAGTATCACCCTGCCAAATAGCCTTCTCAACAGCAGCATTGACACTCTTGATGACTTCGTTGATGAAATTCTCCTCGAAAGGAAGAGTCTTCTGACCAGCAGCAACTCTAACAGCATACTGAGTTCAGTATTTGAGCATTTCCTTATCACAGTAAGCCATATTGATCTTTATGTGACCAGTGTGAAGGATTCTCTGAGAAAGAGTCTGTGCACCACCTTCTTCCCAACCGCAAGTAAGTCCGTCACCGAACTCAACTTCAGTAGAAAGAAGATTGAGAGCTGCGTCTAATTTAACGCCAGTCTGTAAATTGAAAAGACTAGCAGATTTTGATTTAATAACCGCTTGAGCGATAAGAGGGAGTCTATGCTGCTCAATGTACGCAGTCATAGAACTAAAAATAGGGTTTGTAGCCATAGTTTAAATAAGTTGTTTTATTAATTAATTATTTCCTAGAAGCTTCTTTAATACCCTCTAACATCGCATTGAAATTGCGGTCTTTTGTAGTAAGGTTAGCTTCCTTTTTATCTATCTCTACTTCTGCAGATTCAATTGCTGACATTTCACACACTTTCTGAAGTTGTGCATTAGTTTCAACACCAGCAGACTCTACTGCAGCTACTTTCTTAACGAGCTGATCTACAATATTATAGAGCTCGTTTATTTCTTTACGGATCTCTTCAATTGCATCTGGAGTGGATTCCACTTCTGGAGTCTCTTCGAGAGCTTCTTCTACTTCTTCAACTTCTTCAACTTCTTCTTTGGTTTTGATGTCAGTGATGATTCCATCAGCAACTACATATGTTCTGCCATCATCAGCAACATATTCTCCATCAGCAGCAGGAATAAACTCACCATCAGATTCAACGTAAACAGCGATACCGACAGTAACATCATCTTCTGCATAATTAAGAACAGCATCAGCAGTTCTGATTTCTCCAAGTTGAGCAAGAAGCTTTTTTAACTCTACTTTAAGTTTAGAAAATTTACTCATTTGGTTTACTTTAAATGTTTAATTTGATTGTATATCATTTCAGCTTCTTTCCGTTCATCTTCAGATAATGCAGTGGCATTAGTTGGAGAAAGAACAGCTTCAATACTGAAACCTTTATAGTCATTTGTAATCTCATTAAAGAGATCTTCACTGGTTACTTTATATTCTATCATTAAGGAACCATCTGGAATATCTTCAAATCCTTCTATCTTCTCTATTTTAGAATTAGTAACTCATATAGAAATTGGATATATCGTACCATCAGATATATCCTTTTGGTTGTGATTCGTATCTACATTAACCGCACTACCATCTCTAATCATCTTAGAAGCAAGATTCTCTATAGCATTCTTTGAGAAAGCTATATAGTATTCTTCTTTTCCATTTCTTCTGTATATTGGCTGATCTGGTATTAATAAAGCACCGTAAACAGTATGATTTGAATCATTCTTTACCAGTTTGTATTCTTTAGAAAGAGTTATGAAATTCTTTTCTATTGCTGGTCTTTCAACTAATGAGATTCTGTTGATTCCTTCTTCATCATCATTAACGTCTAAATAGATCAGCGGTAAATCATTATATAGTTGCATAGTAAAAGTTTTAGTAAAATATTGTCTTTAAGTAAAATGTAAAGGGTTAGTTTCCTAACCCTTTGACTATTAGAAACTTGCATTTTCTTCAGTGACTCTTACTTTGTTTTGCTTTTTAGTTATGTCACTTTCAAGCACATAACACTTGATAGGATCATTTAACTTGTCAAGTTCTTTATCTCCTAAGAGTTCTCTGGAGTAAGTAATAGGAGCTTGAATCATACCAGCAGGAGCTTGTACAGAAGATCCACTAATAGAAGCACTCATAGAAGCACTTAAACCAAGTTCGGAACCAGCTTTAAGAATCTGTTTTACATTAGCAATACCAGAAGCAATTGCAGCAGCTGCAGCAGCAATACCCAAAGCAGGACCAACATAAGGAATACCAGACATAGCTGCATAAGCAGAGTTAGCTGCCTTATAAGTATCAATAGTTGCTTGTGCAACGGCAAATCCTTTACCAACAGCAGTTTCTTCACCAACAAGAACAGACATAGCTCCCATAACTTCAGAAGCTACATCAAAAGTAGCATTCATAGCTTCTTGTCTCTTTTGCTGAACAGATTGGAAAGCAGCTAAGTTATCTTCTGCATTCTTTTGTTCAGCATCTTGTAGAGCAATCGTATTTTCAGCAAGAGTTCTCTGAATCTCCATTCTTGCATCAGCATCAGTAGTTTCTAAATCTAGCTGTTGCTTTAAAAGATCATTCTCTTGCAGTATTCTTGTTCGAGTAAGTTCAAGAATCTTATTATTATACTCTATCTGCTTCTCATACTCAGTATTAACATCGTCTCTGGATTGATAGACATTTAAGAATGTTCCTCTAGTTCCTTGATCTCTATATTTACCAACTTCATTTGGATTGTTATTTAATCCAAGTAAATTGCTAAATCCTTGAGTATAAGTAGTTTGGAATGTTTGCTGTCTAGGATCTCTTAGATTAGAAGTAGCATATAAAGCTCTAATGTTCTTTATATGGTCTTTGATTCTATCTATTTCATCCTTTCTTTCTTTATCTTCCTTATCATTACCTAACTTTTCGTATTTGTCATCTAAATCAGCAATAGCTTTCTGTTTAGCTTCTTCCAGCTCTACAGTATCATAGCCATATTTCTTAGCTAATTCAATTAAACGATCATAGTAAGCAGCAGTATCTCTATATTCCTTTACTTCTTCATCAAGTCTTGAATCTCTTATTTGCTCAAGACCAGCTTTCAGTTCTTTGAGTTCTGCTTCTGTTTGATCTTTAACTGGATTATTATTGTCATTATTACCGCCATCTGGACTACGATGACCAAATACATCTCAGTATCTCTGCCAGAATGTATCAGATTCTGTATATAGTTTCTTTAATCGTTCATTGATATCTGTAGTTAACTGATCAAGATCTTTCTTTATCTTATTTGCTTGTGCTTCTCTTGCTTGATCAGCAACTGCTTGCTGTGCTTCAAGATCTCGTTGATCAACTCAACCACCACCATATAACACATAAGCAGAAGATGTTTGGTCTCTTTGTGTTAATTCTACATTAGCAAGCTTATCTTCGAGTTCTAATCGTTTTGTCAAGTAATCCTCATAGAGTTTAGCAGCAGCATTCTCAGTAGCCAATGCTCTACCTCTATCCATAAGTGCCTTGATGTAAGTATCTGTATTCTTTACAAGAAGATCTTCTGCAGCATCTACATTATCAATACCTTCCTTAATGGAATCTAACTTATCTCGATAATCAAGTAAGAACTGTTCTTTGGCAGCTTCGTTTCCTAAAGTTCTGAAAGTCTTAGCTAACTGTTGTAAAGTGGATATGGTTCCAGCAACACTCTTTGCTGTTTGTTCCCTTATCTCTTTATTGAACTTAGCCATTTCCCTTCTTGCTTCAGAAGTTCTCTTAATAAGATCGACAAGTTTATAAGCTGCTGTTACTAAAGCAGTTATGAGTAAAGTCCAACCAACTGTTTTAATAACTTGTCAGAATGCACCTCAAGCTTTTGATAATCCATTAACTGATTTAGTAGTTGTTTGAGTGGCAGCAGAGACTGAATCAAGATCAGTCTTAATATCAGCTAGTATTTTACTATCATCACCAAGATTTTCTTCTAGATTATGCAGTCCAGTAGCTAATTGATCAAATGAAACATTCAGTTCTTTAGCTGTAGCTCTAAGAGCATCTTCATCAAAGGTGAAATCCCTTAACAGTTTATGAAGTTTCTCTGGTTTACCAGCTAATAATAAACTAATTGCATCATTCAATTCACCAACATTCATCTTGGCTTGTGTAGTATGCTGATTGTATATGCTGATGATATCCGAAAGTTTGTTCATATCACCAGTATATCCAATCATAGCTTTTTGAGCAGCAATAAGTTCATCATTATATGCTTGCCATTTTTCATTTAATGGAACTATTGTTCTCCCTTGTGCTTCAAGAGCATCTGTTTGTTGCTGAATTATCTGAGTATTATTTGTAATGACAGTTCCTCCAGCAGCAGCAGATGCTTTACCAGCCACTCCACCACCAGCAGCATTAGGTAAGTTTACTTTGTTGACATCCATCAACCTATCAACAGATTGATCTATCTGTTTAGCAATAGGATTGAAAATGTTCTTTAAACCAGAGAACATATCAATTAATTTCTTAGCTTCTGGAATCAAATCCTTGAATCCAGATAATCCTTGAATTAATTGAATTGTCCTTGCTGTAGTAGCTAAAGCTTTATTTAAATCTTCATCATCTCTAGCAAGTAGATTGATTGCAGCATTAACAGCACTATACGATTTAGCTAACGATTCTC